ACATACTTTTCTTTTATTGTTGGATAAATATATAAAAAGGGATAAGAGCATTCAAAATGAGTTTTCTTGATACAACCCATTTCCAGCAACCTGTAAAAATCTTCTTTAAGATGATTGGTAGGAACAACAGTTCCCACAAAATCCCATCCCATAGTCTCCGCTACTTCCTGTGCCTTATTATAATCATAGGAATCATGCTCGTCTGTCTTGAACGAATAAGCAGTAATCTTCTTTCCTAATCGTTGAGCTGAAAAACCAACACTCATACTATCCACTCCACCTGACAACAAAAGAGCAACCTCTTCATTAGGCACTGTCTCCTCAATATTCTGCATTAAAATCTTATCAATCACTAAAACACATCTCCAAATTTCTTATCAGAACTAAAACCATCGTCAGGAGTGTCATACTTTATGTCATACACCTTTTTACCATTAGTCCTTCTAGGCTCGACTCCATTTTGACTTAGGACTCGACTAGCCTCTTTAAAGTCAGGCATCCTTGGATTGGCTATGCCCATGTCTCTGAGTAACTGAGTCATTTGTACTGGTGAGGTTTTTTCAGCATCAAAATTAACATGTTGTAATAATAAATCTTCGACTGATGATTGGGTTCTGTAACCTTCATTGCTATCTTGTAACAATTCTCTTTCATCAGGTGATAAAAACCAGTTCTTTTGTCCTTGTACATACATGGTTTCTTTAACCTCAGCCCATAATTGTTGCATATCAATACCATGATTAAAGTTTATATCTGTTACAGCGATACACCAAAATCTTCTGTTACCACTGGAATCTGTAAGAAACTCCCTTGCATTGACTGAAGCGTAAAAGGCTGTTCGTCTTTGATAAGTCGTAAAAGCTCTATCATAAGGCAATCTAAGTTCATCTGTCCTAGATGTTACAAAGGCTTTGAGTTGATCTATGTCACTCTTTTTAAAAGTAGACTCTAACTCACCTAATTCTACTATCCAGTGGCTTACAGCCCTTTTGACTGAATCCTTGTCACTTGGGTTAAGGGTAGCACCCTCTAGCAACCATCCTTTATTGTAGTCACACAGTCTTTTAAACCACAGCGTTTTACCTAAACCTTGTGCTCCTTGAAAACATAGTATTCCCTCTAGTTCGACACCATTGGGCTCATAACAAGCTGCTACACAACTAATTAACCATTTCCTGAGCAACATGTCTTTCAGACTTTCAGGTGTACTCGAAGTAATTGTCTTTAAGAAATCAGGCAACCTAGATGTTCCATCCCAAGGCTTGCTTTCAATCCATTCAATGACAGGGTTGTATTCATTGGCGATCACTTTGAGATAATCTCTCACCCTAGTGTGGGGTACTCCAAGTTTGATACAACGATCTTCGATTTCTACCAAACTTGCCTCTTCTTTCATGTCAGCGATAAAATTCATGTGAGGTATTTCTATCTCCATGCGTTTTTTAATCACATTGTAATTAACATGAATGTTATGAGTCTTCATCACTCCCAAGACATTTTCTTTCAGGTTCAACATTCGACCTTTTTCTGATTTTAAAAAATCTATATCTGTGGGCACATCGACAAACTTGAGGGCAGGGATAACCTCGCCACTGACAGCCCTGTGGTCGTTGTAGTCGCCTTTTGTTTCAGGCATGTGTACCTCAGCTATACCCCCTTGTTTAATGATCCACTGACAGGCTTTAACAGCCTCTTTCTCACCAGTCTTAGAGTCATCGTTATCTGCCACAAAGATGTGTCGTCTGTCTTTAAGTGTTTCAAACACGCTTTCAGCGACTTTCGATAGGTTGTAAGCATCAAACGATACAAACACAGGACATGACATGTCTCGATAAATGTCAGCACAAGTGGCGTAACCCTCCCCATAATAAATCGTGTCTGAGGTCTTGAGTATTTCTTGTCCAAGAATAAAAAAGCTACCTGCTTTTTTAGAACCAGTAAGAAAACGCTTGGTGCCATCGTCAGAGATAAATTGCATCCCCACCACACTGAGATCATTGTTCAACATGGGAATCATTAAGAGTCCTTTGTCATCCACCTTCAAACCATAAGATAAAACTCCTTTGGTTTCTAAGTAGGGATGTTTTTCACAATCCTCACCTTGCTCCCACATAGCTTGTGAGCGTTTAGCAGATTTAGAATGTTTTTCAGCCTTCTTAACCTCGACTTCTTTCTTGAGTCGTTCTATTTCTTCTCGTTCAGTCTTGGTAATGGTTTGGCGTTTACGATTCTCAGGTTTCCAAATCGCTGTCGGTTGGTCTGTAGATACTCTGTAATCTCCCACCCTTCCAAATGGAATACTCTGATCCATCCACAGTTGATACCAACCTGACAGCTTCCTTTCACCACCTAAGTTGATGTAAGCACGACCAATACTCCCATCAACCACCAAACCTTTGCGTGGATCAACTTCCATGCCTTGTTCAGATAAAAAACTTAAAAATTGTGACTCTATATCTCCTGATAAAGGTCGTTCAAAATTCTTGGAAGGTGGTCGTCTAATTTTCAATGTCTGTTTTCCCTGTTGCTATATCTATAAAAGTCTGTACAATCCTAGACTAATTTACAAATAATTACAACCAATGGAGTAAAAAGATTATGAGTTTAACTATTAAATCAGATAGCAAAGAGTTTGAAGCTCTACCTGAAGGACAACACTTAGGTGTCTGTTATAAGATTATAGACCAAGGGAGCAGAAATGAAACCTATCCTAGAGATGCAGAACCAAATTCTGACAACACCAAGAAAAGAAAAACATTAAGTGTGACTTGGGAAATACCTGAGCAAAAAATGTCTGATGGAAGACCCATGAGCATTTCTAAAACTTACACTGCAGCTTTAAATGAGAACGCCACCTTATATAAAGACTTAGTTACATGGCGTGGCAAATCATTTACCAAAGAAGAACTTGATGGTTTTGACTTGGACAAAATGATAGGTGCACCTGCTAATTTAGAGATCGAGCACAATGCCAATGGTAACGCTAGAGTCAAAGCTATCTTTAAACCTGATGAATTTAAAAAGACTGAGACTATTAATGCAGGGATTATCTTTGACCTAGATGTTTACTGTGAAGAGTTTTCAGGTGATAGCACTGACCAAACCAAAGCCATGTGTGATATTTATGATGGTTTACCTGAATGGCAACAAAACCTTATCGAAGAAAGTTTTGAACTCAAAGGTGCCAAAGAGTCAGGTTCAAGTTTTGAAACATCTGAGACTTCAAGTGGATTAGCTGATCTTGCTAAAGATGAGCCAGTCAAAACTGTTACAGACGAAGACATACCATTTTAGTTTCTGTTGGGTGACTTAGCTTTTTTGTTTAACATGATGCTTTCCCTAGTTGCCCACAGAATTCGTTATGAGTGATAACACTGATTATGTAAATGAGCCACCTCACTACTTAAAAGGTAGGATTGAGTCAATTGATTACATCAAACAACAATTAGGTGATGGCTTTAAATATTATTTAGAAGGCTCTATGCTGAAGTACAACCACAGGTTTAAATATAAAAACGACAATCCATTGGAAGACTTAAAAAAAAGCCAATGGTATCTTGATCGTTTAATAAAGGAATTATCCAATGAGTGAAGAAGGCATCAAGTTTACAGTTTATCCATTGCCATCAGCCATGATGTTGCAACACGATTTAACTCCTGACATGGTTAATCTACTTAATAAACATTTGAATAATTTAAGAGTTGATAAAAACAAAACATCCAGTGCTGATGTGTTAGTAGGGCAAATATATTCAGGTGAACAACTCACCATGGATCATAAGTGTGATGAATTAAAACCATTCACACATCTTATGGAGAATCTAGGAGTTCAGTACATTCAACATTTTGTCAAAATGACTCGTTGTGGTGTTTATCCTAAACGAGTAGAGATGGATCAACTGTGGTCAGTACATTCTTATGCAGGTGACTATAATCCAGTGCACGATCATGGTACTCAGTCATTGATGGGTATTTCTTTTACCACTTGGACTATGGTTCCACCACAAATTAAAGACAACAAAAATTTAGATTTATACAATTCATCAGGTGCAGTTGATGGGTACCTAAATTTTATTTATGGGCTCAATCAAATCATTGATCCTGAAAGACTGCGACCTGCACAAGCAAGAATAATAAAACCTGAAGTGGGTAAGCTCTTGATGTTCCCATCATGGCTACAACACATGGTTTACCCTTTTACAGGATCAGGTGAAAGACGAACAGTGGCAGGCAACTTAAACTGTTGGGATGTAACACCTGAAGAAATGGAGCAATCAAAAAATGGAATTTAAAGAAGGCGTTTACGCAGACTTACCCTTTGAGGAATACAATGAGATACCTGCGTATCGAGCCTCAGACCTAAAGCAAGTCGATCAATGTGTGTACACATGGAAGAATAGATCAGGATTTACTGAATCACCTGCTCTGTTAGAAGGTCGAGTACAACACACAGTGTTTTTAGAGAGCCACAAGTTTGATGATGATTTTGTCATACAACCTGCGTTAGATCGTAGAACCAAAGCAGGCAAAGAAGCCTATGAAGATTTTATGGCAACTGTCGGTAACAGAACTGCAATCAGCCAAGACTTGTACGATGTGTGCATGGAAAGACGAAGAGTGGTACAAAATTTTATTCCAAGCAATGTCAACGATAAAACTGAATTAACAGTTTGTTATAAATTGTATGGGCAAAACTTTAAATCTCGTTTTGATTGGTACGATGGTAGGCATGTTTGGGATTTAAAAACCTGTCGTGATGCTTCACCTAGAGGCTTTAAACAAGCCATTAATGTTTATAGGTATCATATGCAGGCTTCTTTGTATGTAGATGCCTGTAAGAGCCTAGGATTGCCTGTAGAGGGATTTTCGTTCTTGGCACAGGAAAAGGCTCATCCATATCCATATGTTGTTTATACGATGTCTGAGGAAGCCTTGGAGTATGGCAGAGCTAAGAATGAGCAAGCACTACATACTTTGCTAGAAGCTGAACACAAGAAAGATTACAAGCCTTACAATGTGCATGGCACTCAGTTAGTTGAGTTACACGATCTATGGTGATCCATTAGCCAGTAACCACTCCATTCGTTTTCGATCATACAACCAAAAAACCAATAGGTATCTATCACCCATTTCCACAGGTAATCCTTTGTGCATGTGGGTAAAGCTAGGAAAGATCAGTGCATGACCTGTGGGTAAAGGTTTGACTTCACCATAGTTATGAAACTCAGTGCCACCACCTTTGTACTTACCAGTGTTTAGTGGTACCACCACACTGATGTCTGCTGATTCATCGTGGTGCCAAGCACCTTGTTGTTTGTCTTTAAGATTGTAATTGGCTATTTGCACTGAACCTATGTTGGAACAGTTGCGTTGCCAAATAGAATAGATAATTGGGTTAAGCACTGTTTGAACCACGAACCACATGTTGCGATATAACTCAGGCACTTGATCTCTTAATACTATTTCAGGTATTTGCCTGAGCTCATCTTCCTCTTCATTGGCTTGGAATTTCATTGTCTTGATTTCATCGACTAACATCTTGCAAAACTTTCGTCTAAACAAGGGCACTTTGTAAATGTCAGGATGTATTTTGGTGATGTGTTTTTTCAGTGGTGTTTCTTGCATACGATCTACACCATCACTGGAAGAAAACTTAGATAAGATTGGTAAGGATTCTTCGACTGCTTGATGTGTGCTGTGCATGATTGACCAATGCGATTGCATTGATAATAGATAGTTATTTAACTTATGAATTGTCACATAAGAAGTTTACACGCTTTATTCCTCAATAAAAACCATGTAAGTGTCATCTTCTATTTTTAAGATTCCTAACACTTCTTCACCTTTAAACTTGCGTAATGCACCTACAAAAGATTTTGCTTTGACAGTTGGAGTGGAGACTTCGATTTCACCATCCTCAGTATCAAGAATAATTGCTTTGAGTAGG